TTTTTCTATTTCCTTGATAGTTTTTTCTATATCACTCCTTGCGTTGTATTTGTCATATAGCGACCTTTCCAAATTGCTTTTGATGGTGTCCAGTGTGTTGATTGTGATTTTTATAGTATGCTCGTTACTCAACCCCTTTTCCGCCAGGTCTAAAAGTCTGTGGTAATCCTTAGTTGATAGGGTTACCGTGCCTTCAATATTTAGATTTTTCATTGGGTTTCTCCTCCATATGTTCGTCAATGTAGTCCATTATCTCCTTCATGCCTTGGTGTAGCTCAACGTACTCCGGGATGGTAGGGTGAGGTATGTCTCTTCTCCATGCAATTTCCCTAACATCTTCAATTATCTTTTTAAGCTTCTTGGCCTTTTGTTCGGCCTTGTACAATTTGCCGCTAAGTGCATTGATTTCTCTGATTTCTCTTTCTGGGCAATCCATCATTCCGCCTCCTTTAACTTCCATAATGCGACCTTCCTGTCTGTTCTGCCCTCGTACTTCTTGCCTACTACCTCAACCTCTCCCATCTCCTTTAATTCGGTCAACCTGGGGCTGACAAAGTTGCGGTCATAGTAAGGTATGACTTTTCTATTTAACAGGGCCTCTACTATCTCGTGGGCTGTCTTAGGCCCTTTTTCAAGTATCTGCAAGATTAATGCTCGCCTGTTTGGTATTTCTGGTTTGACCTTTTCAAATGATTCTCGCCTGGTTTCTCTTGTAGTCATATAAGTGATCGCCCTCCTCCTAATATCATTTTTATGATGTACTTTTCTAGTCGCTTGCCACTAATCAAGTCCATCCCATCTACAAGGCTCGTCCTTGTCATCTTCTCCAAATAAATGCCTGTCTCTTTCTTTTTGATATTTAGAAATTTCATTTAATTCCTCCTTGAGTTCTTCAACCTTTTTTAGTTCTTCATCAGCTTTGTAGTAAAGTTCCTGGACATCATGCGGTAAAGGGCCGACATTTCTGTTTATGATAATCAGTAACTCTCTTATGAATGCTCTGGTTTCTTTCACTCTATCCCTCCTAGTATCATCATCCACATCACCACTGTCGGAAATGCCATGTAGATGAATCCGTCATAGTTGTTGGTGCTTTTTATTGCCTCCTGGATTGTCTTAATGGCGAGGATTGCTACTGCGATCCATTTCATGCTCTTGCCTCCTCCAACAACTCATGCACTTCCTTCTTTAACTCCTTTACGCTTCGTACAAGGCCTTTTAAGGTGGTTGTATTGCTACACCTAACCCTTAGGTCTATATAGTAGGTAAACAAGGCTTCTAGGGTCTTAAAATAGCCTTCATTTGTCCAATACTCATTGCCCTTGTTATCGCCTTCCAGGACTGTGCTTTTTTCTTGCAAGATGTATTGTTTTCTGCCACCTATGATCCTGTAATTTTCGTTTAATTCAATTTGCATTTATCTTCTCCCCCTTAAATAGCATTAGATTAATTTTCTCCATCTCTTCTATTGCTTTTTTTAAATCTTCAATGCTGTGGATTCCGTTTTCTTTTAGATATTCATCCATTGGCATTACCTCCTTTTATTCGTTTCGAATATCATTGAGTAAAAAAAATATCGGTGACATTCTTTTCAAGTACATCACATATCTTTTTTATCTCTACCTCTGTGAAAACTGATATTCCATTTTCTTTTGTCTTGTAGGTTACAAGGGGCATCCCTATTGCTTCGGCAAGCCTCTCCTGGCTATAACCTTTTTCAACTCTTGCACCCTTGAGCTTTCTGTTTTCTCCCATTTTGTCACCTCCTTAAATTCAATTATTTATTCGTTACTTATATAATATACTATACGAATAATATAGTCAAGCATTTTTTTAAAATATTTCTTTTGCGAATAAAGTATTCTATAAAAATATATTTTATTGTATAATTCAGTGTAGGGTATATATATGAAGAGGTGTTGATGATGACCAGTTTTGGTAAGAGATTAAGGATGCTTAGGAGGGAAAAAGACATTACAATGGTTGAGCTTGCAGCAGTGATCGGTACAACTCAACCCACCATATCAAAATATGAAAGAGGGATACATGAACCTGACCTCCCAATGGTTAAAGCTCTAGCTGAATATTTTGATGTGTCTGTAAGTTATATAACTGGCGAGACAGACACCAGGGAGCCATACTACAAAGTGACGGATCAATACATAAATGATTTGGTCAATGATTTGGAAAGTGAAGGCTATGACATCAAGGACAAGTCCAGGGATGAAATCATAAAGCTCATGATTATGGCTCTGGAAATGGACAAGTTATATAAGAAAACCGACTAGCCATTAAGTTAGTCGGTTTTTTATGTATTCTTTGATTTTGTTGTAAGTTTGTCTCTCTTCCTCAGGTGTCAGGTTGGATAAATGATTTTCAAGCATTGCCCTGTCCTCAGTGGATAGGCTCTTAACTAAGCGTGATAAGTTTTCCATATTCTCCCCCTTGTCCGAACGAGTGTTCTTTTGTATTTATTATCTGATAATTTAAGGCACAAGTCAAGGATAACATGATAGTAAAAATATATTAATATAAAATGACAGTTGAATGTCACCATTTCAGGAGGTTGGACAAGTGAAAGCAGCTTTATATTTGAGAGTATCAACTACAATGCAGATAGACAAGGATTCATTGCCAATGCAAAGGACAGACCTGATCAACTATTGCAAGTATGCCCTTAACATAGAGGATTATGAGATTTTCGAGGATGCTGGATACTCGGGAAAGGACACTGACAGGCCGGCATATCAGCGTATGATGGACAGGATTAGACAGGGTGAGTTTTCCCATCTTCTAGTCTGGAAGATAGACAGGATAAGCAGGAATCTTCTTGATTTTGCTGGAATGTATCAGGAGTTAAAGAAGTTTAATATAATATTTGTATCTAAAAATGAACAGTTTGACACCTCAACCGCCATGGGCGAGGCAATGCTTAACATTACACTTGTGTTCGCTGAACTTGAAAGGAAGTTGACAGCTGAGAGGGTACTATCAACAATGGTATCACGAGCCTCTAAGGGCCTTTTTAACGGTGGAGTTGTGCCAATGGGATATAAGGTATCGAACAAGGGTTCTTTCCCCTCTATCGAGCCATCAGAGGCCCACACGATACAATTAATCTATGACCTATATGAGAAACACCAATCAACCAACACAGTGATGCACGAATTAACCCGCCTGGGTGTTAAGACAAGGCAAGGGAATGATTTTTCTGACCGTACACTTATAAAGATTATAAGGAATCCATTTTACAAAGGCACTTTCCGTTACAACTATCGAGATGGTGACAATACATACAGGAAAAATGAGGATGAGTGGATTCTTGTTGAGGATAATCACGAGGCAATCATATCTGTGGATCAGTGGGAGAGATGCAACCAGATTATGAATCACAACAGCAGGGACACATCCAGATTCAGACGTGGGGAGATTCATCTCTTTAGTGGGCTATTAAGATGCTCAAGCTGTGGGAGGATTATGTCTGCTCACCTGGGACCCAAGAAAAAGGACGGAACATCACCCACAAAGTATAGGTGCCATTCAAGGAGTTTGGGGATTGAGTGCCACGCTTCACCCTATGTTTTTGTTGAGAGGCGGATTGCTCCTGTAATCTTCCAATCCATAGCTGATATAGCCCAAGGCAAGAAGGTAATCACCAGACAGGCTGATGATGTGTTGGCCTATACCATTGACGGTAAAAAGGTAACTGTTACACATGGATTCATTGATGGTGAGAGGGAGAAATACAGAAAGGCCCTTGCCAGGCTTAATGATTTGTATCTGTTTAGTGGAATGAGTGAAAAGGATTACCTCTTGAAAAAGGCATCCATTGAAAAGAAGTTACAGGAACTGAAGGACATACAGATTGACAAGCCCAAGAGAATTGATGATGATTTTCTAAAGCTTGCCAGCTACTACATGATTAACAAGGAGTTTATGACAAAAAAGAAAATCAACTACAAGAAGGTAGTTGAGAATGTAGACAAGAAGGTTATGAGGGAGTTTTTGAACACAATTATACACGAGATTAAAATCACCGATGGCCAGGTGGAATCAATAACCTATGCCAATGGAGCAATTTTGATGCTTAGATAGAACAATCCATTTCCATTGTTTGTTGTAAGCACCAATTTTGCCACTAAATATCAATTAATTGATATTATACCATTATTTTAGCCATACTCTAGTACCTCTTTTTAATTTAACCGTCTCTACGGGCCTCCTGTGCGGTCATTAAAATGGCTATTTTTACACGTTTTTATAGGCGGACAAAATATGTCCGGTTGACAAGAAAAAAGAGCCCTTAGGCTCTTTCCCATACTACATCCCAATCGTAATTTAATACTTCGCCATCTTCATCGTAATCTACTGGGATTATGTCTCTTACTTCTACCATGTGATGACTTTTGTCTTGCTTGTTCATCCTGTCCCACTCATGTTCTGCTGCTTTTATTGCAGCTTGTAAATCGTTTCCCTTATACTCAACCTCTTCTGTGTTCATTGCTCTTGGGTTTGTGTCTATAACAACTGTGTAGTAAGTTTTCATCTTTTCTTCCTCCTTTAGATAGTTGGTTAACGCTTTCTCCACTAGGTCTTTCTTGTTTATACCTTCTTCTATCGCTCTTATCCCGACTTGTTTCCACAAGTCCTTATCCAGATCCATGTTAACTCTTTGAGTAGTCATCTTGTTACCTCCTTTTTCTTTCCCTTTTCTTAATTCTATTGTAGCATAGATACCATAGATATACAACCCTTTATTTCACTTTTTTAAAAGTTTTTTTTGCAAATAAAAAAAAGCCCCGGGTTATCCCAGGGCCTCTTGTTTAAACTATATTATTAGGTTGTCTCTCAATATGAGTTTTCAATTTATCTGCAATTTCTTCAACATCAATGTCTTCTATGCCTTGCAAGATTATATTATCCGGCGGTTCAATTAGCAATCTTGCTTTTTCGTTTGCTCTCAGGTATATCTTCATCTGCTCCACTGCCTCTTCTATCAACTCGTCAATCGTCTTAGGTGTAAGTATCATCTTAGCTATTGCCGGCAACCTCTCAAACAGCCATGTTGCTACTGCTGCATACTTGAGTGTTCCTGTCCCGCCTCCAAACTGCGCCTCTGCCTCACTGACCAGGTAGAACAATATGTGCCTGACCTGCTTAACATACCCAGCCCTGGCCATAACAATAAGGCCTGCCACTACAAGGGCCACCAGCAAAACACTGTCCCAGTTTGCAATTATAAAGTTATCCATCTATATCGCCCCTTTCATCCCCTCGAAATTCTCGAAAGGTCTTGATTTCCTCAGTCTCTTTTTCAACTTCTGACCTCTTAATTTTCCCTAAGGCCCACACTTCAACACTACTAAATCCTATCCAGGCGGTAAGCGTAGCATAAGGCTCAACTCCTTTGAGATAGAACAAGTAGAATGACAGACACACAAATAATAGGT